GTCAAATATCTCTTCCGTGGCCGATAGTGTCAATGCGAACGTATCAAGTTCGGTTCCGAGCGGAACCGGGAATGGAACGATTGCGAAATTGTCGGGAATGACCTTCCAAATCTATTTGGGTGTTCGTCAGATTGTTCAAAACACTGCACATATCGTTGATCGTCTGGACGCCTTGATTGGCTTCTTTCGAGACCAATACATTCGTTCGGAACAGGATCAAGAACGTCGAAACGACCGAAATCCAACCGGAAGACCGGAAAAGGAAAACAGCCTAACCGATGGTCTTGGACGCATTCTTGAAGGCGGGGTAATCAAGGCTACCATTCTCGGGTTGCTGGTTATCATCGAAAATTTGACAGAAAAGTATCGAAAAGAAGCTGAAGCTTTAATTTCAACTTATCTGGTATTCGTCCGTAAAGCTACCTTGGATTCTCTGGCCGCTATCTACAAAACCATTGTTGCGCCAATTGGAGAATTCTTAAGAACACGAATAATCAACGTATTAAATTCTATGGGAAATCGTATCATTTCCCCGGAAGCCCTAAAGGCAATCGAAGACGTTGGCGCGAAGATCGGTTCCGCGATAAGAGTTGTCGTTGATATTCTGGAAAAAATTGTCGGCTCAAAGGGATTGAGTCTTCTGTCTTCGGCCTTCAAGGGAATTTATGAAACTATTGCTTTCGTAACAAAAGCTGTGTTCAAAATTTTCGACGTATTCTTGCGACCTTTGGTTTCTTTGTTAACAGAATTTGGGGCAGCCGGAGCAAAAGCTCTTGGCTACATTTCTCGATTCTTGGGCAAAGTGTTTCTGCCGCTGCAACTACTTTTGAGTTTGATTGATTTCGTCAACGGATTTATCGAAGGTTATGAAAAAGGTGGCATTATCGAAGGTGTCAAGGAAGGTCTGATGAAAGCTTTCGACGGCTTCTTTACCGGAATTATGGAACTGGTAAAGGATGTAATCGCTTGGGTACTCGACAAGATCGGCTTCAAAAATCTGTCCGTCGAATTCTCCGCTTCGGTCGAAAAGATCATTCAAGATATTCGCAAAATATTTTCGGCTCTGGTTGACATTTTCATTGGTTTGGCAACTCTTGATCCTCAAAAGATTTGGGATGGCCTGAAGTCTGGTTTCGGATCGTTGATTGATTTTGTGGTGGATTCGGCCAAAGGTTCTTTCCAAATCGTCATTGCGTTCTTTAAGGATATCTTCGGCAACAAATTTCAAGCAGCCTTGAACTACATCACAGATGGCCTTGTAAAAGACCTTACAGACCTGTTTACGGGCTTTGCACATAAGATTGTGGATTGGCTGAAGGGTGTCGTTCGTGACTTCCTAGAAAACATTCCGGGAGGAAAGAAGCTTGCCGATTCATTGCTTGGCGCGAAAGAAGTCAGCCAAGACGATATCGAGAACGAAGCAAAGCGTTTGGCGCTTAAAAGAGAACTCGATAAGCTTGATGTTGATGCTTATAATCAATATGCAATAAATGGCATTGAACCGAAATACACAGTCACGGATGATGATCGCAAACAAGCAGCCACGAATCTAAAAGGGGCGACAATTGCCACCCCTCCGAATCCTAGCGCTAATCAGCAAGTTCAACAACTGTCACAAAGTCGTGAGCCGGTTTCTCGTGGCAATGCAACACTACAAAACATGACACAAATCAACACGGTTAATACCGGGGGACGTGGTTCAGTTAATGTGTTGTCGAAAACCAACACGGCAAGCCAGTCGAATCCGCTCAACCGTTAAAGAAAATCGTAAGGATCGAATACAGTTCGATCAACGATATAATTGATTTCGAGGGCGGTTTCGTAAAAGTTCTTGTGAACTACACCATAACCGCCAAGATTTCTCCAATGTTTGATGTTGGACTTGAAATCGTCAATCAAAATATCTCCGGGACTCTGCATAAAGAGTCCCTTATTTTTTCCGCCCTGCATCGGAAGAACATGCAGTTCCAATTCCGGAAATTTTCTCAGATAAAAATTCTTCTTCTGGATAGCTGCCACAAAATAATTGGTTTTGGGGCAAGCCGTCAAAATGAAGAGCGCATCGAAGAACGGAGTTTCGTGAGCTTGCATCAGAAACTTTTCGGCATTCTTCATCAGGGGAAGCGATCCGAAGAAATCTTCGTGCGCATTTATGGCTTTCCACATTTCTTCATCAGAAACAGAATTGTGGGTATATCCGAAATAATCTAGGAAATACTTTTCAAAATCGGCTATTACACCGTCACTATCTACAAACAGATTCATAATTTATCCTTATTTTAATAAGGCGAGGATAGAGGATTTCTTTTGAATAGTCAATAAAAAAGGGACCGAAGTCCCTTTAATTTTAATCGACAAGTCCCTTTAATTTTAATCGACAAGTCCCTTAAGGAATGCCAAATCTTCGTCTTCTTCCTCATTGCCCCAAGGATTATCATTTTCCATCTTGGAAGATGCAACCTTTTCTTCACGAGCCGGAGCAGAAGTACCAGCCGGAGCCGTAGATTCCGTGTTTCCAAGAACCTTGTTAAGACGCTTCTTAAGGTCTTCGTAGCTCTTGAAGTTCTTCGGGTCAACAACTTCCTTCAGAGAAAATTCTTGCTTGTAGATGGCTTCAAGGGTGGCATCATCGAAGTTGCCAAGAATTGATTGTGCAGCGAATTCCGAGTTATCGAAGTTCGGCCAACCGTCCTTCTTGCGTTGCTTAAGCTTGAAATCAGCCCCAATCCAGAAATCGAAAGGATTGATTGCAACAACATCTTCGTCACCGTCAACCGGATCGGCCATAGATTCGGTGATCTTTTCGAAGATTTTCTTACCGTACTTAAACTTGAAAACCTTGCCTTCATTTTGCGGATTCTTCGGGTCTTTAACCACGTAGATATTCGAAATGAAAGAAAGCTTGCGCTTTTGCTTTCGAGCTTGTTCTTGATTTGCGGGAAGTTCGGTTTCCCAAAGCTTGCTGTTATATTCCGATACCGGATCGTCTTGGCCAAGAGTGGTCAAAGAGTTTTCGATGTACCAGCCACCCGGACCCTTAAATCCGTGCGTCCAAAGCTTGACGAATTCGCTTTCCCCTTCTCCGGCAGGAGCGGGAAGGAAACGAATCACAGCAAAACCGTTGCCCGCTTCGTCTACCGAAAGGCTCCAAAAGTTTTCGTCTTTTTTGGAATAGTCTTTGTTCGAAAGTTCTTCAAGCTTCTTATTGAGGTTTTGAAGCGAGGTGCTTGAAGATTTCTTGAGTTGTGAAAAGTCTGTCATGTATTTCCTGATTTACGTAGTATTTTTAATTTTTTAAAGTATCAAATTGTCTTTTGAACAATTCCATGTATTTATATCGATCTATGTTGATAAACGCAGAATATTTCTTTAAATTGAAATAGATCGATGGCCATACGAGGGAATCGTCAATGTTCTTGTTCCAATGGCCCATAAATTTAAATAATGTATTTAAGATTATGAGTGTTTCTTTATGTATTTTATCTTTTTGGAACAGTTGGAGAAGGGGAGGATATTCCCCGTTCGTAACTCGAAAGTTGGATTCAAAATCTGAATAATCGAGTTTTTTGATATCTTCCGTGAAAGTATATTCGAGGGAAGATATGACCTTTTTCCATTCTTTGTATTTGGAAAGGTCGTCTACTATGTCCCCAATCCATGTATCCGGATTTTTCGAGAGGAACGATAGGAGGATTTCTTTTGAATTCTCTAATTTGGAGAGTTTTTCAAAATAGTATTTGTCGCTACGTTTGTCATAGGTCGAAAACTTGATATTGACTTTGCCATGATACTTGAAATAATCATAACTGTCATCAGAAAAATGACGCTTCATGGCAACATAATCAACATACGTTGTGTATGGAGTTTTTTCCACTAAATTTTTTGTAGAAGATTCAGTTTTTTGCAATCTTCCGCGATCTTGGCTTTAAGTTGGGGATTTTTCTTGACGATGGAAGCAATAAGTTCGGGATCGACTTCATATTTTTCAATATAAATCGTCAATGCTTCAAAATAATTGATCGTCTTGTTTCGAACAATCTTTTCAATTTCGATGATAAAGTCTTGGGAGTTTCTTAGCATTCATTTTTCTTGAGACGGAGAACCCCTATAAATTTGACTCGCCACCGAATATCAAATTTATAGGGGTTTCAAAGGAGTCGAGGAGAGGATTCGAACCTCCATATATCTGCTTTGCAGGCAGAGCCGTAAACCGTTCCGGCCACCCCGACATTGGTCTGCATGGAAGGAATCGAACCTTCTCTAAGACGCTAATCTAGCGCAAAGAACTTATAAGGTTCCTCTGTCTCCAAGACTCATGCAGAAATTATTCTCTACTTATAGAGAATAATTTTAAGTTTGTCAAGAATTATTTTAATAAAATAGACCATAACCGAAAGAAGCTTCGTATAGAACCGGAGCATTTCGAATCTCAAGTTCAAGAGAAGGATCATAAGCTTTCATGGCAAGAATGAAAAGTTCTGCCGCTGAATCAGTCCCTTGAATATAATTATCCGTGTCG